ATATAAACCACGAACAGAAGAATATGTTATGGAAATTAATGGTCCTACTCGTATAGATAATTCTGATATAGAACCTATTAGACACACTAATTTTGAAATGAAAAAAATTAGTATTTCGGATCAATCTAATAATTTGGTTGGAATTATTGGTTCATCTATTGATATTAGTGGGGGATTTACATATAATAATAATGTTTTTGGTACATTGTCTACTGGTTATAGACAAGAAATATTATTAAGTAGTGATTATGGTTCTACATGGGATTCTACTTTATTATATCCTTTTGATATTGATGATACTACTGGAACATTAAATGGTTGTATGCGTGGATCTACATTAAATGACCTATTTATAATAGACAATAGTTTTGCGATTGCGGTTGGTAATGATACTATCATATATACTAATTCTTTGTATGAAGATGCATCCAAAAATTGGTTTAATATGATTGATATTACTGTTGATGATATTAATGATTATAAAAACATATTTATGGTTAGAGATCAAAATACACCTGATAATATTAGAATTTATTTTTCTACACTATCTAAAATATGTTATATAGACACTACTTTATCATTCCTTACTGGGATTAATCTATCAGTTACTATTAATTTTTTAAGTACACCTGTTGTTAATATTATGTGTTTAGCTGTAAACGATAATTTTTTATTTGTTGGTGGAGATGATTTCATGTATCGATATGATATTAATGATTTCAACAGTTATTATTTGATTAAACAATTAAATGTATTAAATAACAATTATTATACTCAAATTGTCACTTATGGAAATAATATGTTAATGGCTATAGGTAATGGTGTTATTTCTATTACTAAAAACGCATCTGCATTAATACCTATTTGGGTCGATACATATTATTTGGTTGATTTGAAAAGTATTCATTTATATAATGAAACTGATGCAATTATTGTAGGAGAACAAGGACTTATTATTATTACGAGAGATGGAGGAGAAACATGGACAGATATACCTTTAAACATTATTAATGCTTCTGGAAAAAGTCATTTATTATTAGATCCTACATATAATTTATCTATTGTTGGATCAACTGATCTTGATACATTATTAATTTCAAAAGTTATTCAACATTATGATATTTCTAGTAACACCTATGGAAATTCTATATTATATAATGCATTTGTACCTAATTATGTTAATAAAGAAAATAACAATATATTTGATCTTAGTGGAAATATGAATACTTCTGGATATGTTTCTATAAATGATGGAGGAGATCTTCGAACTACCATGGATGATTTTAATCTTTTTTCTCATCAATTAGATTCTCTTAATATTGGTAGTCAATGTGAATCTATTAATATAGGAAGTAGTCATTTTGGTAATACTATTATTAGAAACGATCTATATACTACTCATAAACTTAATATTGATGGAAATTTGATCTTACATCAAAATCTTGGAATTGGAATTGATGCTCCAGAAGAAAGAGTTGACGTTTCTGGAAACGTTCTCATTCACGAGAATATATTTGTTGAAAAAGATATTTCGGGAAATTCTAATTTATATATACAAGGTACTTCAGTCTTTAATGATAATTCGAATTTTAATAAAGATTTAATTGTATCATCTGATCAGTCTATTATTGTTAATAAAATTAATAGTAATAATATCCAAAATGAAAGTGTAAAAATTGGAAATGTTACCAAAGATATACAATTAGGCTACGATAATACATCTTATATTAAAACTATTAGTATTGGAAGTGTTAATGACCAAGTATTTATAAATGGTAAATTGTTTGTACAAGTTGAAAATGATCTTAGTGCTAATAATACTAATCCTATGTTTAATCCTGCCCAATTATATTTAAATGCTTCTGCTGGTATTAGTTCTTACGGAACGTCTGCTGGTGCTGGTATATATTTTTATGATAATAATAATGATCAAAATGCTGGGTTTATTAAAATATCTGATGATTTACAAGGTTATACATTCGTAGCACCCAGTATTAATTCTAATCAACAAACTTTATCATCACCTTTAAAAATTAAATTATCCACCAACTCTTTTTCTACACACGATCTATCCAGATGTTTGGTTATTGTTCAACCTTCAGAGTTAGTACCACAAGATATTAGTCCACTTGCAGGAGATTCCGACTTTACTATTACTACAACTCCTATTGATATTGAACATCTATTATTGAATAGTGAATCTTCTCTTACAACACCTCAAACTATTTCAACCAATCTTATTGTACAAGGATCTACTGATCTAGCATCCTTAACATCTCAACATACTGATCTATCTGGAAATACTGATATTTCTGGAACTTGTTTATTAACTGGAAATGTTACTGTTAATGGAAAATTATCTGTACACGATACTATCGACATTTCAGGGAATATTAGTATGGAAGGAACTATCGACATTTCAGGAAATGTACTAATCGGACAAAATTATTATTCTAATGGAAATATTGTTTTATATAATGATACTAATCTATCTACCATTCAATTCTCGAGTGAATATGACTCCGACTACGCTGCTATTTCTTTCTATAAATCTGTTGTTGGTACTCAATATAATAATTATTTCGATTATAGTGGCGATAACAATTCTACTTTGGTATTAACATCTCAAAATGATTCTGTTGGAGAAAATTCAGATAATATTATTATAAGACCTTCTGGAACAGTTATTATTGACGCATGCTCAAACACTATTGATAATGTAGGAACCACTATTATTCAACCCTTTGGAGGTAATGTTGGTATTGGAAATATTAATCCTCAATACCCTCTTGATATTCATTCAGATACTAGATTCTTGAGTCATTTGCAATCTTATAATTATGATGATTCTAAATTCGCTAATGATTTTGGTAATACTTTTGTACAAACTAATATATCTGTTGATACCAGTTCTTGTTGGCAAGATATTGCTATTTCATATGATTCTAAATTTATTTATGCTACATCTTATAATCCACATTCTTATCCTTCATTATATAAATCTGATAATAGAGGAACTACATGGAGCGATCTATCTATTAATATAGGAATCGCTAATAATCACATTATTAAAAGTGTTCCTCATTTATACGACAACGATTCCAGTTTTAATACTTATGATGAATTATTAGATACTAATAACACTCAAATTATTCCATTACATACACAACTTGGTCAATATATTGCGAGTGGTTCTAGTATATTTACTTCTGATACTACATTTTATAAAGCTTTCGATAGTTCATCTGAAACTTCTTGGAGAAGTGATACAACTGTATATTCCAATTCCAGTTTTCCTATTGGAGAATATACTGGTACTTTTTTTACAAATGTAAATAATTATCCATATGATGATTCTAATAATGCCGATATTTCTGGTGAATACTTACAAATTCAATTACCATATCATCTTATTATTAAATCTTTTAATTTTTTCATAGATAATAATGTTTCTAATACAAATGCTTATCCTGGTCATGTTTATTTGGTAGGAAGTAATGATGCTTCTTATTGGGAATATATATTTGATATGTCTGGAAATCAACCCAATATTGGTTCAACTATTGAATCGGGTAATATTTCTAACACGAATTCATACATATATTATAGATTTATTGTGTATCAAGTTTTAAATAATAGTGGACTTTCTGGACAACCTGAAGGTGCTTGTTTTTCTAATATAAATATTTCTGGAATTACTTTGAATGAAAAAGGAATACTTGCAACTGGAATTTCCAGTTCGGGAACCGGTCAATATGTTTCCATTATCAATAAAGCATTCAACAATAATCAAGGAAATATATTTATTAACAATAATTATGGTGTTGGAGATTTTGTAGATACTCAAACACAAGCTACTAATAATGGTACATGGCAATCTATTACTATGTCTCAAAAAGGTAAATATCAGTTTGCTACTATTGGATCCAGTCATACCGGCGGAAATATTTTCGTTTCTCACGATTTTGGTACTAATTGGGAAGACTCTAATCTGTCTGTTATAAATGGATGGCAAAGTATTTCTGTTTCTTCTGATGGTAAATATGTTTCTGCTATACAAAGTGGAAATTTATCATATCCATATGGAAATATTTTCTATTCACACGATTATGGAAAAACTTGGAATAGTGATACACAAATATATTCATATGTATCATACAATAATCAAGTTGGAAATCAAGGATCTATTTATTTTGATAAGACTATCTCTTTATCCGTATCTGGAAAATTCCAAGTTGCAATTGGTCTTGCCACTACTGAAGATTTAACTGGAAATGCTAATATTTGGATCAATAATAATTATGGTGAAGGATTATGGACAGATACCGGTTCGAGGGCTCCTTCGGTTAATGGAGATTCTATTTTTACAAGCATATCTATTAATGGATCTGGACAATATCAAACCGCTGGATACTTAACACATAATATTAATGACAATTCTTTTAATGGAAATATTATTACATCTAATGATTATGGTTCTACATGGGAAGACAAATTATTCTCTCCCAGCGACAATTCTTATCAAGGCTATTTTCATAAAAGTCTTATTTCTACAAACGGTCAATACATTACTTCCATACCCAAATTTGTAGATCCTCTTAATGATTTGAATAATAATATTGTATCTCGTGGAAATATTGTATCCAGTAGTGTACATTCATTTGATCATAATATTTCTATTAATTATCTTGGATCTTCTTCTTTGGAAGATATTAATGGTGTTCATGCTCTAAAAATTAATGTTCCTAATGATAATGATTCTTCACTTATGATTGGATATGATTCTGCTTGGAATACTGTTTATATTAATGCTAGTGATAAAGATAAACAAGGCAAAAATATTTCATTTAATACTAATGATGGTGGAAATGTTGGAATTGGAACAAATAATCCTACTGTTAAATTAGATGTTATTGGATCTATTACTTCTACAGAACTCATTACTGCACTAAACTTCAGAACTGAATCTGATTATCGTATCAAAAATAATATTTCTGATTTACCATCTATATCTATTGATAATTTGAGACCAGTTGAATATGATCTTAAAGATGGACATCATGATATTGGATTCTTAGCACACGAAGTTCAAGAAATATTTCCATGCTTGGTTTCAGGCAAAAAAGATGGAGAAAATATACAATCTATTAATTATAATGGTATTATTCCTTTATTAGTTAAAGAAATTCAAGAGTTGAAGAAAAAAATTAACACACTCGAATCTCAAATACAATAATTTGTACTTTTCAAAAATAAAAACTTCTTTATTTATATGTATGACTTACTATTTGTAACAATATGTCTTTACTATTTAAATAAAGTATTTTCAATTAAAATTATTTCATTACAACCTGGAGGTTTAAATGGATTTTATATGTTTGGGATTTCTAAATTTATCAAACAAAATTATCCTTTAGAAAATATCAAATATTTTGGATCCAGTGCTGGTGCATGGAACTCTCTATATTTATGTAAAAAAACTGGAACTTCTACTCATTCATTTCAATCTTATTTGGAAGATTTAGATATTTCAAATTTTAAAAATCTATATGATATTGAAGATTCTATTAAACAGTTCTATTTAAATAATCATAAATCAAGCGATTTTAATTTACATCAACTCAACATCTGCGTTGGACATTTTAAAAATACCAGATTAGAAAAAAATATATATACTGGATTTTATGATTTAGAAGATACTATTAATTGTTGTATGGCCAGTTCTCATATACCATTCATTACTAATAACAACTTATTTTTTAAATATAAAAATAAATTATCTATTGATGGAGGATTCTTTTCTTATCCTCATCCAGAAAATGTTAATCCTAATATTATTATTTATCCTCAAATGTGGGATAATTATAATCTTAAACATAATCAGGATTTAAACAAATTTAATATATCACAAAATATTTTATGGGGATATCAAGATGCATTTTTACATAAAAATGAACTCGATAATGCATTATTATAAACAACTACAATCCTCCGGATAAGCTATATTCTTTGATAAATAATATGTCTTATTTGCTATTGACATCGTATTTAATTTTCTATGAGCACGATCATGAGTATTCTCACACACTTTAAATTCAGGACAATTCTGTAATTTTGATTCTTCTACTTCCATATTTAAAATTCGATGCTTACCACCTGCTAATAAACTACTTGGTGTTAAATTTTTACTCTTTATTGTGTTCTCTAAATTGTATTTTGAATACATATTATATTCTTTTTGACTCAATACATTTGAAAATCTTGATACATCTGATCTTAATATATGAGAAGACTTTTTACGATTTATATAATCACTCTGGGACATCTTTATGATTTTCGTTATATATTTCTAACAGATTTTATTCCAAATACTTTTTTGTTAGTCGATAAATTATATAAGAAAATGTACTACCTATTAAACTTCCTACTAATACTTGTTCTACTGTATGTCTTCCAAATCTTACTCTTTGATAACACGTTAATATACCTATAAATAATAATACAAAAACAAATAAACATTCTTTAAACGGTTTCTTTACACATAATATGTATACAATAGAATAAAACGATAATTGAGCATGTCCTGAAGGCATTCCATATTCATTTATACCTTTTAAATTATTATGATCTATGAATTCTATTTGTTTTTCAGGACGACCTTGTTTTATTATACTTTTTAAACTACCATTTAATATTAAATTTAATAACATCCCTAACACATACATTATTAAATAAGGACGATGTTCCCATAATATATATAACGATGATGCAAATAATATTGAAGGTCCATGATATCCTACATGATCTAATATTGTTATTTCCATTATATTAATATATTTATATTACAATATATTCATATTTTATTACCAAACCCAACTTTCATTATCTAAGAATCGGTTGATTTATATAATTGTTCACAAATAAAAGAAAATGACCAATCACTTCGATTCAAATCTACCAAGTCACCACGATCATTTAATAATTGAATAGTCATCTTTCGAATATTTACTGGACCAAAATATAAACGCTCTTGATTCTGCATAGAACCACCAAATTCAACATATGTTTTACCATTTATTCCGGGCTTTATTGGAATTAATCCAAACAAATCTTTTATATATGGACCTGCAGAAGACGTCTTTACAGTATTATTATGAGAAAATTCTGCCTGATTTAATGCATATAATTGATTATTTGTTAATGTATTTTGATTCACTACTCTACTTGCACTATCTACCACTTCACCTGTTACTGGATCACAATTCTTTGATCCTAATCGAGAATATTCTGGAATTGGAATTGAAGGATCATTTCGTGTTACTGTCACCAAACCATCATTCAAATGATTTTGATTATAATCATCTAAACTTATCAAAAAATAACTATACAAATTTGTATTTACTGTTGTATCACTCGTTAATCTTATTGTAGACTTCTTTATTAACGTTTCTAATCTATTCCCTATTGGCACATTTGAACTTTCTTGATCTATTTCATCTCTTATATCATAATTATAACTATATGTATACTCACCATCTATTGAAGATAAATATTTATATTCTTCTGTATTATCATCATACACTTGATTCGATTGTAACAAATCATATTCTACATAATCTCTAAATCCAAAAATCCAACCTAATGTTGTATCCCATGTTGCATTTTGAACTGATTGAGATCCTGAAAAACAACGCGAAAAACTTATTGCATCATAAAATACCAACTTGTAATCCTCTGATGTATAAATTTTATTTATATTTATACGTAATTTTGTAAATTCACGATTATTTGTTGGATTCAAATATGTACTTATTGACGAACCATATGTTTGAGGATTCGAATTAAATACTTCATTTATTGCTGACAATAATGTACTATTTGTATATGTTGTTCCATCTTTAGTTGCCGGTATAGTTATCTTGATATTGTTACTACCAGTATGTGTATATGCACCTCCTTTTTCATCGTAATAAGGATTTATATAAAAATAATTATTTGAACTATCATACAATTCTATAGAATTTGCATTTAATGGACTTATGCCTATTATTTTTGAATATTCATTCGAACTATCCACATTATCAAACAAATTATAACTCGTATCTATTCCAAAATTTGACCATATATTTGTACTTTCTGTTATATCTTGACCATTATCGGAAAATTCTAAATTGTAATTCAAATGTGTTAAGTTATAAGCTATACGAATATTCAAAGATACATCTACATAAGTATTTGTTGGATCTACATTATAAGTAAAATATGTTTGACTTAAAGGCGCTTGAACATCTGTATATGTATTTGATAATATTTGTGTATATGTATGTGTATTTATTGTTTGTTGGATAAAATTCAACATCTCATTATAATTGAAAAATGTGTTCTGTTCTGATAAATTCAACTCTATTGACCTTTGGTTGTCATTCTTATTTCCGGCACTACCATTCGGTAAATAATATAAAATATTTGACTCTGTTATTGTATAACCTTGTCTATTTATATTAAAAGAACCATCGAAATAAATATTATCTATTGACATATCACTACCAGATAATTCTGTCTTCATATTGAACATCTCAAACAAACACGATTCACTCTCATTTATTATTATTTTGTATGTACTTTCGTCAAATGTTTTCTTCTTCTTTATATTTAAATTCAAAAAAGAATCTATAATATCCACATTTGTACCTTCTTCAAACAAACTATTATTTAATAAATCTTGCGTTATTCTATCTGTTAATTGAGTCAAACTATAATTTCCTTCCGTTATACCTATACGAATATTGTTATCTTCATTTATATATTCTGCTGGACTGTTACAACTTAATATTATATTTACACTACTATCTACTATAAAACTTGATAATACCGGAGGAGATTCTGAAATACTTTCACATAAATCCATTTCTACTGATTCAAAATAAAAACACGAATTGAATCCTTGCAATTGTGTCCATAATGTTCCTATTGATTGTGTTTGAGGAACATCTCCTATTGGAAATTCTATTATATATTTTGTATTTGGTTCATAACGCACTCTATTACGATCCACTTTTAATGTTAACTTAAAAAATGTAAAACCATTATTCTCTGTATTTGCATCTGTTATATCTATTCTCTCTATTTTAGAACCTGATGTAAATAATTTAGAACGTGTTATTGCACTATTCACTAATGTTATTATCTCATTCCTATTAAAATATCCTGTTCTTAGTAAATCTATTTCAAATGTTTCTACTGTATTTTCTAATGTTTTTGTGGAAGGACCTATGTATTTTATCAATTTTAAATAATTATTATTTGATGTTAATAAAAACTGATTTGTTGATTCTGTATTTATTAATGTTGTTGCTTTATATGTTTGACTTGAACGCAATACATAAGGCTCATATATCATATTATTGAAACCAAAATATGATGGAATAGTCTGTAAACGATATTCATTTAATTCTGTTGATGTTGTTAATGACGAATCCTTTGAAGGAGTCCACGATGACCACACTAAATCATAATTATTCTCATTATAACACTTCTGAATATCTATTGTTAATGTTGTTCGAGCATTTGCATAATTATAATTCAATTCGGTTGATCCAAAACTTACATCTGTATATGTATTAAACACATTCGTAAATGAATTATTTATTGCTGCTGTCAACTCTTCTGCACTATAATTTCCACTTGGAATACCCACTTTATAATCATGATTACTATTATTTATACCATCTGTATTTCCCTTCAAATAAAAAAAATTACTACCAAAACTTTTACTTATTGTATACCACGTATAAGGTATTTGAATTGAATATAATTTTAAAGATACTACATCACGTAAAGGCTCTGATAAATCAAAAGTAAAATTTGTACTCAAACCATATATCGACTTATCACGATATTGACTGTCTATACTTATTACACGCTTTATTGTCTGCTTTAATAACGGATTCAATTGTAATTTATCCGCTGAATAATCTAATGTTTGAACTGAACTTATATTTTGATCCGGTTCTTTTTCTTCATCTTTTGATTCTTCATTTTCATTCTCTTCTTGAAAAAAATGATTATAAATATCTGTGAAAAATCTCGCTAGCATATTTCCTGAATCATTTTGCATATTTGAATATTTCCTTATCAAATGAATTATACGGGCTTCTAACTCTCTATCTGTTGGATTTGATATATCTAAAATGTTATACAATTCTGCATCACTATATTTACTTACATCAAATCTATCTTCATTCCTTCTTTCTCCCATTATATATCTACTTATAATATTTACTTATAATATTTATCATACTATATTATTTTTATTATTTTTTATTTTAAGAACATTTATTGAAAAATCGGCGTTTAAACATCTTTTCTACATAACTATGTAAATCAACTATGTGTTTTGTTCTCCATAATATCTTTAAAGGAAATGCCTTCAAACCCTGACCTCTTTTCATATGCATATGACCTTTGAAACATAATTCATCAAACACCTTCATTACTATCTCTTCTTCTTCTGTCATATCTTCACGCTTTATATGATACTTTCCTACGTATACATAACGATTGTAATCCTCAAATGATTCTACTTGCTCTCCGTATATTCTATATTTATTATAATATGGAATATTCTTTATCAATCCTACACCAAATATACGATTACTATCATTATCCATCTCTAATACCATTATATTTCTACCTTGGGGAATTCGACCAGTTATCATAGAAGGACTACCATATAAACATCCTTCAGGAATCTTTCTATTTCTATATGATTCATTCCTTGCTTTTGTTACTATATTAAATCGACTTGTAAATAAATGATTCCTTAGTGTTATACCATATTGAGCTACACGACGGTTCTCTTCACGATTTAATATTGATGACGCTTTATTCATATTTTATAATATTCTACTTTTTTATTATTTTTATAATCAATTTTTTAATCTAATCTTCGGGTTGTTAATATTTACTTGCAACTATCTTCCAATACCATGGTAAATCATACACTATATTATATTTATCACCACTTCGAAGCTTCTCTTTTATTGCATTCATTTCTTCATTATTATTCCAATCCATACTTATAATAATACGTTTTGAATGTTTATCATTCTTATGAACTATTTCTACTATTTTTTCTATATTTCCCCAACGAAGCTTTTCAAACACACGCTTTATATAATCCATCTTTGTATGTAATTCTACTTTTGGAATACATATATCTAACTTATCCGTCATTAATATTTTATTATCTTTAATTGTTATTATTTTGTACATTTTTAATCAATTTTTTAATCTAACCATTCGGGGGTACATTAAATAGAAGATACCGTTGGTTAAATTCCATAATCCGCAAACGTATTTGTATTATCACTATGACTTGCTCTTTGACGTCCTACACGCTCCTTGAAACAATACCAATTCTTTCTACACATTAATGATACCCAAATTTGATCATTCGCATAAATCCAATGCTCTAATGTTTCATCCAATTTAGGAATCGCCCACTCATACAACTCTATCAACTCATCATACATACTATTATTTACTAAATAACCTGAAGCTGTATGAGCTTTATTTACTTTATACAAATAATCATATTCACTATCTTCATACACTTGTAAATTATACGCTAACATGATTACGTCATATTCTACTTTATCTTCAAATACACGCTTCATCAAACTTTCTAACTCTTCTTTAGAAACTAAAAACTCGAAATCATCTTCAAATATTAGTATATTTTTGTAATTATTATCTCTTGCATCTTTCAATACATTCAAATGGGCATATCCACAACCTACAATTCCACGAGGATATTCATATTTTATTCCTTGAAACCTTTCATACGGGCATAAATTATACTTTTTTAACTCAGATTCTATTTCATCTTTCCGGTCTAGACGCTCGTCCAAATTTATATATGCTATTTTTGAGATATTTTCACACATATATTACCTACTATCTTTTTGTGTTTATATTATCAAAAACTATTATTTATCTATATTAATTACATTCATTTCAATATAATGGAAAATATTATGTGTGATGAAAAAATATTTACAGATGATGATACTTTAGATACTTCTTGGATTGATTTCCAATATAAAATTGAAAATATACATCAACACTACGTTAGAGAACCTATGCCTGATATTAATATTTTATGCATCTATGTTAATAATCTATCTAATATCGAATATGTTATGAGCGAAAAAGAAAATCTCACCACACTCTCAAACGGTCTAAAAGGTATCTCTAAAGACCGTCTTTTACATCTCATACAAAAGAAAAAAATGCATTACCATGACAAATCTAAAAAATGTAAACTTATGGATATTCTTTACTACAATTCGTCTATTGAATCTATAGATCTTGAACAAGACTATATGAATCAATCTAACCAGTCTGATTTGTATTCTTCTTATTTTAAAACACTTCCTATCTTTAATGAAATCGTTATAGATGACTCTATTTTCGTATTTCATGACGTCAACTCAATATTCCTTATATTCAAAGAAATTACATCACATAATACTTCACTTAAATCTATATTGAAACCTAATGATATCAAACCTTCCGTTAAATCTACTAAAAAAGTACATATCGATACTTCACAAAATAAAGAATTCTTAAATAAATCTATGAAACTTAAACACCGACGCAAAATGACACGCAGAAAATAATTTTATTACTATTTAAATTATTTTCTTATTTACCACCTTCTACTTCTATTGGAAGTATATTATTGTTTTCACTACCTTTGCAGTCTATTACTTCAAAAATTGTTTTTATTGCTTCTCTTCTAGGTATAGTTCCTGGTATAATTATATTTTCTCTCTGCTGACTATTATATCTTATAGTAGTTATTCCTTCTTCTCCATGTCTATTAAATATTAAATATCCAAAATCATTTTCAACATGAGTACTCAATAAATTTCTTACTCTGGCTTTTTTGTCTCCGTCTTGGTCTTTTATTCTCACAATAAAACATATTTTTTTTTTTATAATTTCATGTTCATTTCCTAAAATTTCTTTTAAACTGTATGTTCCAGCATCTCCACCAACCTTTTTATTTACTTCTTCCTCTGGAACTTCTTCAAGAACTGGTTCTTCTGGTACTTCCTGTGGTACTTCTTGTGGTACTTCTTCTTGAGGTCCTTCCTGTGGTACTTCTTGAGGTACTTCTTGAGGTACTTCCTGTGGTACTTCTTCTGGAACTTCTTCTGGAACTTCTTCTTGAGGTCCTTCTTGAGGTACTTCCTGTGGTACTTCTTGAGGCACTTCTTGTGGTACTTCCTCTGGTACTTCTTCTTGAGGTCCTTCCTGTGGTACTTCCTCAGGTACTTCTTCTTGTGGAAATTCTTCGGGTACTTCTTGAGGAATTTCTTCTTGTGATTCCATTCGTTTAATACGCTGTTTTTCCACACTTCCAAACCTTTCACGAATTAATCCTTCGATTTCTTTTGGAGATTTTATCATATTTGGTCTTGTTAGTATACATTCGCTCAAAACTTGCTTTAATTCATGCATTATTTCACTCTCTTTTATAGAAAGATTATCTATTATTCTCAAACACAATACTATTAACGAAAATATATCCCATTTTAAACTTGTTTCTTTTAACGTTAACTTCATTTCATCCCAACTTTGTCCTGATGTTGTGTCTTCCAAATACGTCTTCATTATATTCATGTATTCTTCCATCTGAGAAGAGTCCAATATTGTCTTTAATGAAGACTCTTCCGCATATTTCATACACATCGATTCCAGTTCTTCATTTGTTGGAACCTGTCCTCGGGCTTCTGCATCTAATTTCGTGATGTTTGACAACATATACACTTCCATATTCCAATACATCTCTCCGTCGTATTCCACGAAAATCTCTTCGTACTTTTCATCATTATCTAATTCTGATTCCTCGAAAGACATACTGAAGTCTGATAAAGCTAGTGTTCCGTTTACTTTATCATACATTACTGTATTATCATTTATATCCATATGGATTATCTTACGCTCTTCTAACACATTCAATATTTTTAATCCTTGAACAAAACTCTCCAACAATTGTACTAACGTTAATTGGGGATTTTCTTGTTGGTCTAACTCTTCGAAATACTCTGTTATTGATATACCTTTATTACGACACGTTATCATCTTATATTCGGCTTCTTCACCCTCCATACAACGCTTGATTTCGTCATCTTCTATTGAACCCAGGGTTATATCTTCTTGCTTTATTATTATTGGAAATAATATACTTGACATAGGAACATCTATTAATTTTTCTAATATACTTTGCTCGTGTTCAAATGTTGGAGAACTTAGTTTTACTATTGTCTCGAAAGATCCTACTGGAGATTCTGAGGGCTTTACTCGACATCCTCGTTTGTGCTTATACAAATTACTTATGTCCTCTATTTCTTCTTGGGGCTCTTCTGGAACTTCTTGCTGAGGTTCTTCTTGCTGAGGTTCTTGCTGGGGTTCTTCTGGAGCTTCTTGCTGGGGCTCTTCCTGCTGAGGTTCTTGTGAATCTTCAGGCTCAGGAGCTCCCCCTCGCGGGGGGGATTCTTGGGTTTCTTCGTTGGCAAAGTCATCGTCATCAACTGGTACGATTTGACTTCCATCAAAAACACTTTGAGGCCCTTGATCTTTAGGTGTTGCTAAAGTACTTTCATTTCTTTTAAAAATTTCTTTCATGATTTCGTTATAATCGAAATAGTCAGTTTCGAAAATATCATTCGACGTATGTTGTTTTTGTTCATAATCTACTTTTTCATTCGATGGCTCTGCTGTTTCATTCGATGGCTCTTCTATTTCAATCGATGGCCTCCTCTTTAATCCTCTTAATTTCCTCGGTGTAAGTGGAAACCTATTGTCTTTATTTTTAAAAGGTGAATCAGCGGATCTATAAGTTGTTGGTGTTTTATAACCGGTGGGTTGTGTTTCACTATTGTCTGGTGTTGAGTATTCTCCCGATGGCACTGACGATGATGATTGTGCGTTGTCTGCTTTTATCATATATATCAAATCATTTCCCGTGGCATTAATAACATCAGATATTGTTTGATTTATATTTTTTAATACTTTTTCTAAAGTAATAAAGTTGTCTTCTTCAGGAACTTCTGGTGGAAATCCAGTCAAAAGTTCCTTCAATATATCGTTGGTTTCCCACATATACACGTAAAGCATTTCCTTAATATTATTAACATATTCTCTTTTGTTAATCTTTCCAGCAATATTTCTTTCATTAAGAAGGAATATATTAATTAGATTCATTAGTTCTTGAAAACCAAAAGACGGATTTTCGGGTATATTTTCGTTTTCCAATTCCTCTCTTATTCGTTCTAGCAATTCAACCATTATTAAATCTGTTTTAATGGTTCCATTCAAAGAATCATCCTGTATATATTTTTTTCTAATGTTCTTTCTTCGTTTTATATCACCCACAAAAATGCTATATATTGTTTCAGGAGGAGGAGGAGGAGGAGGAGGATCAGAGGAGGAAATCATACCACCATTCTGAGTTTCATCAGTACTGATAATACTAATGATTTCACTTACAACATTAAGAATAGTATGTTTAGGGTTTTCGGCTAAGCTTACTATGCCTGGTATTTGTCCTTCTGTTACAACATCATCAGGACAAATGACTTCTAGACGTGTTTGGAATTCTCTACAATACGCCGAAATAACTATTGCCCTTTTTTTAATTTCTGCAAATCGTACTGAGAATAATTCCATAACCTTCATTGCAACGCTGTTGAAATAGTTTTTATAATTGGTACATTCTTGTGAAGTGATCATATCGATGTTATCAATACTATGAATAACATCAAACGCACCACACTTATTATCTATTGTTCCACGCGACCCTAAATTATTAAAATATTTCTCGATATCGGTATTGATGTCGACTTTAATAACATCAGCCTGGCTTAGTAGAGGGCCCAATGTTTTATCTCTCGTTGTGCTGTCATCTTTAATTAAGTCGATATATTTCTCCACATTATAAATTGCTTTTGATAAGGTTTTGTTTTCTTGAGCTGTTTCTGCAGTTATTTCTCCTTGTTCTACAGATTTTGCTTCATTTACTTTGCGAATGTCGGCGAGAATATGTCCTTGAATTCCTTGAATTCCTTGAATTTTCTTTAAAGCTTCTATTCGACTCTTTTCTCGATCTCTTAGTTGTGTACATTCATTTATCTTGTACAATCTATTGAGTATAATATTGATATGGTCATTGAATATATGTAAATAACCATTAAGAGTTTCTTTATCTGTATTCTCATTTACTTCTTCGAATGGGTTTAGTAACTGTAGTGGCAATATTGCGATGTTATCGTCCGGTTCGAGAGGAAGAAGAGGAAGTGTGATGCCACCTTCATTTGTTTGTTTTATTTGTTTTCCCTTGGGTAAATTACTTAATTTATCTTTCACAATCGCAGCCTTGTTTATCAGTCCCCCTCTCTCCTCTTCCGGAGAATCCTTTTTAAAACTTGTAATTGTATGTGTTGTTCCATGCGTGAAAATCGAACTTACACCCACATTTATCGCAAACGCAAGAGCTATTTGATCAAGCGTTAAAAAATACACTTCGGATATTTCAGCGAGCTCGTATTCGATTCTGTTACCATCCATATCTAAGATAACCCACTCCATGTTTTTCACATTCAAACACACCAACACTTGAAGCCAATCTCCCGACCGTTTTTGCTGTATTTTATAATTGAATATATTCGAGAAGGTAGAATCATCTTTTTTATTAAAAAATAAATCCTCTAAAAAATTTTTAATTGTTTTTATCGTATTTTCAATTTTTGGGTCGTTAATTATGACTTTGTCGGTGTGGTTATGACGAATAATTAATGTACACCCTTCACCATACGTGTCAGTCAATAATTTAAATTCATAATTCGAAAACCAACTATTCTCAGGCTCAACTTCATACTTATCGTTTTTAATTATGTCTTGTGTAGTTGTAGTTGATGGTGTCCATTTATATGTTGTATTCTGTGGGTCTCGTGGTTTTATAAATTTTAATAACACACCTCCATCCTCTCGTGCCAGTTCTCTCTTAAAATTACCTTTTCCTGTCGCTGGATCATTGCGCATTTCTACGCAATCTATTACATATATTATAAATCGTTTGCAACCCGTCCATCCGTCACACGATGCTCTCGCTTTGAAATGGTTATTATCATCAACGTATATGTTATTCCCGGTTTTCAATAAGGGCCAAAAACTTAATGCTACAGCATCAGTTAACATCGCAGATTTATGCTTGATACCTAAATTGTTCAACAATTCAACTACCTGGGCTGTCTGGGCAGCCAAATTGGTACCTTCTGAGATATCTTTGTTAATCCATTTTCTTCCCATTTTGAAGTTTTTATCACGAAAACTGGTAAAGGAGTTGGCAGATGTCGTATTGGATATGGACAAATCCAAAGCTGCTTCAGTATGACCATCAGGGTAAGGAAACTTTGTCGGATGAAAATTGTTTATGTGAACCTCTGAACTGTTTTGTTGGTTAGAAGCCTTGTCGAATAAGGTTTTTATTTGTCCTCTTAGACAGGTTATTTCGTTTGTGTATGTGTATCTGTGTGTTCCGTATGGTATACCGGCTTGAATTGTATTTCTTTTATTAAAGTTAGCGTACTTGCTATCGCTAAAAAAATTCTGTCCCATATCATGATCACAATCAGACTCGGCCAACTTTCCTAATCCCAAAAAACTATTCATTACTATGTATATATTATTACTACTCTTTTTATAATCTTTTCTGGATAAAAAATGTGCGAATGCACTTGTTTATTTATCTCTTTATCTGTGAAGTTTTACCTTTTTACTTTTCATATTCATAATGCGTTCAAGACTCTATTACACCTTATTTATTCCCTGTTTCACATTGTAAAAGCGATGACTAAATGTTTTTTTCAACTTATCTAAAAATACTTCACCATTTATTTTTCTATGAAATTCACGCAATCTCAATATTTCTTTTTTTATTTCGTCTTTATGATTCAAACAATATTCATTATATATCTTTGTTGGAACTACGTCTAAACCCATGGTATCTTTGATATTACGTGATTTTTCCTTTATTTTTTCATGTATATATTCATCAATACTTCTCAAAAATTGTTTCGTAAATCCTTTATATTTTTCTTGTGTTTTTATTTTATCGTCATCATTTGTTTTTGTTTGCATCTTCTTCTTATAATAAAACTTCGAACTTTTATACATTTTTTCCTTTATTTTTTCATCTTCCCAAGTACAACCTTCATCACGCAATCTAATTATTTCATTCGACACATTCAATTCTATTTCTTTCGTGTTTATCCAACACTTCCATTCTTCTCTATATTTCTTACGCTCATCAAACTGATGTACTCGAGTAAACTCTTGAATCTTTTCCATCATTTCAGGTGTGAAATTATAACGAATCGCTTTTATACGAATCCTCTTTGAATTAATCGACATAACTTAATATTTGCACTAATAATATGCTTTTGTATTTTTATAAAAAAGATTATCAATTTTTTATAAAATAATTTTTTAGAAAGGAGAATAATGGAATCGAACCACCTACCCCTCGTAAAGCCAAACGAGTGCTCTGCCAATGAGCTAATTCCCCAAATACTCCTTCAAGAGGGGTTGAACCTCTGACCTTTCGGTTAACAGCCGAATGCTCTGCCAACTGAGCTATAAAGGATAGCGCGTGTATTATCACACAATATAAATGTATACGTTTCTTTATATTTATTTTTCAATCACTATTTTATATATACAATGGAAAGTCCATTTTACGATTACGATGGTGTTGGAGCTAACGGAGGTATTTACAAAATGTATTTACAATCCATATTAGACACAAAAGACAAAACCTACAAACATATTGTTCTATTAAATACCATGCCAAAAGGACCTTTGGCGAAAATGGTCAAACATATGACTTCACCACCTCTTAGTTCTTTTAAATCTTCTGTTTCTAATACAGAATGTATTTATGCATTATTGAAATATCCTGTTTCTTATGGACACTTAGAATACATGACTACCGAAGATATACCTGCAATTATGAGCTACTTAGAAAATAATAATTATAAAATATATCCCACAAGAAAAAATGTTAATATATTTGATCCATCCACTATACTTTTATTTTCTTATCCAATAAACATATAAATATTAACTTATATATTAATTCATGTTTAGTATTATGAAACAATTCATATACATCTTATTTTACTCATTATTTATTTATTCTAACTCGTTCTATACACCAAAACACCAAAATATACAATATAAACCCAACGGTATTTTCTATAAAACCTTTATTTTTATGAAAAACAAAAAAAATGGCGATATCGGAAATAATATATTTAAGAGAAAACAAATATATTTTCCACGTGGAGATAATCAACAAAAATATTTAGACTTATTGGAAAACTCGAACACATCTATAGTTGTAGGAACTGGACCTGCCGGATCGGGAAAAACACTTTTTGCATGTAATACTGCTATTAATGCTCTACGTGCTGGTCATATTGATAAAATTATAATTACAAGACCTATAATATCTGTTGATGACGAAGAACTTGGATTTTTACCCGGAACACTTGTAAAAAAAATGGATCCATGGACACGACCAATCCTTGATGTTATTGGCGAATTTTATTCCAAAATTCAAATACAATCTATGATTCAAAATGGTGTTATTGAAATATCACCACTTGCTTATATGCGAGGACGCACCTTTAAACGCTCATTCATTATTGCCGATGAAATGCAAAACTCCTCTCCTAATCAAATGCTTATGATGCTAACACGAATTGGAGAAGAGTCCAAACTTGTTATTACCGGTGACCAACTTCAAAGTGACCGAAAGGGTGTAAATGGTCTTCAAGACCTCATACAAAAAATTAATTATAAAAATAATACTTCGGATTCTATTAAAATTGTATTCCTCAATACTTCGGATGTACAAAGAAATCCGGTTGTCAAACAAATACTTGATATTTATCAACCTCAAATTACTTTAGATAGAGCACCTCCTGTACCCTCTCAAAATACATCAACTAAAAACTATTATAAATCATCTAATGATGATGCAGCTCTTATTCCAAAAAGCCACATGTCTCGACACACCATATTTTAACCTTTGCTAATAATTAAACCGAAGGTATCTTCTATTAAAAAATCGATACCTTTTTTTAATTTTTTTATATATGCACTAAATCATCAAATATTCACAATGACTTCTTACTGCAATACTTGTTTCAAATCCGGAAAATCTCAGAAGGAATATACCAGTCATAATACTAAGGAAAAACGTGGACATAATTTTGTGGTTGTTTGCCCTACTATTCTTCAAACTAAATGCAACGCGTGTTATCAAATGGGACACACGGCTAATCCTAAGTTCTGCCCTCTTCTTAAAAGACAAGAAAAAGAAAGAGAATTACAAAAACGTATTACAAAAGAAAATACGAAAATCAATAAAAAAACTAATCACAATAATTTCAATAATATGTTTTCAGTTCTTAATGAAGAACAAGAAGATTATCAAAAAGAAATTACCATTCCTTTAAAAATCATACAACCAAAGGTACCAAAGGTATCTTCGATAGAAACCCCTATCAACGGAATATCTTATGCTCAAATTGCCGAAAAACCTCCTGACCTTTCAAATAAACCTTTAAAAAGAAAATGGACTGATTCTTATTATGATGAAAGTTCAGATGAAGAAGATGATATTGATTACTCACAATTTGATTCTACAAATGACGCCTATTATGATGAATGGAAAATCAACTGTTAAATTTACTTGATAACTAGCTAAGTAGATAAATAGATAAGTAGATAAGTATTTTTTTATTTATTTTGTATTCAAACAATATAAATAGCTATGAATAACTATATTGACCCAACGGTTAGGGTCTCTTTGGTCTTATGGTCTAGGGGTTATGACTGCGGACTTTGAATCCGCCAGCCTGGGTTCGATTCCCAGTAGGACCTTTTTTATAATCTTCGATTTAATAACCTTCGGTTTTATAATCTTCGATTTAACACCGTATCTTCGATTTAACACCGTATCTTCGATTTAATACATTATTATTTTAATATATTAAATTTTTTTAACCAAAGGTACCAAAGGTACCAAAGGTACCAAAGGTATCTTCGATTCTATCTTCGATTCTATCTTCGATATAATCTTCGATTAAAGTCTTGGTAAACCTCTTGGAAGACTATGTCCATAGAAAAGCATGTAGATCAAAGCAATAGCTCCAATCAAAATACTTCTCTTCTCAGCAACCACAGGAGATTGCTTTAACAAAAATACCATAAGGATGTACAAAAGTACTCCAAGAATCAAAGCGTGTAATAAATGGGTCAATGCGCGTTCCATTATATATTTATATCTATAGAAAAATTATCAGAATGTCTATGAACGAATATATTATGTATTTTCGATTTTATCTCTAAATATATCTTTATTATCAAACGTTATATCGAAGATTATAATATCGAAGATACCTTTGGTTATAAATGTGTTCATTCTTTTAATTATATTTTACACGTATATTTCAAAGCATCATTAAAAGGTTATGGACAAAAAATTTATACTAAATCTGTCATTATCTATTAATGCATTTTTTTTATTTACTATGTGTTCATGCTTTTTTATTTTTAATAATGGAAAATCTACCTATTTTAGATTTGGTTGGTCTGATGATTTTACATTTGTATCTATTTCAATTAATAATTCTCTTAGATACTTTTCACTTATTACATATATTTCATGTTTGAATATTTCAGAAGTATTTTTAAATGATATTGCTTGGCCAATTATTACATTTAGCACATATAACCCATATCATAAACAAATTTTGGAATTCAAAAAATGGGAACTTGAAGTATATTCTAATTTAGTATCTTTTGTTCAACACTCCAAAAAAATCATATTTATTGCCAGTGTTGTTTCACAAATAGATATTGCTATTATCGGTGTAGTATCTTCACAAATTTCTGCATTCCTTGCAATTAGATGGCTCCTTGATCACAAACAATTTGAAAAAGATAAAAATACAAATATTTATATCGATGATAGAATCGAAGATACCTTTGGTACCGTTGGTTATACTCAAGTTCCTACATCATATCATTCATTTTCATCCACAACTGTTAATATCTAACGATTGGATTATTTTATCTTACATTAAGTCTGGAGGAGGTCTTATATTCTTTCTATACACCCAACCTGTAATAATATACTTATTGTCTGAAATTGGCATCCTTCCACAGTGTGGAAATGTCCAACACGCAGGAAATAACAATAATTTTCCTTGTTCTGGCTTTATTCGGGTTGTTCCCCATAATTCTGTTTCACCACCTTCTTCTACTGTATTTAAATACCATAAAAATGTTATTATCCTATCTTCTCTCTTGTCATAATTTATTAATGAATCCTCGTGATAAACATATTGACCCATACCTTTAACATACCGCTGTATTTGATAACCATATACTTTTGTTTCTAACATCGGAAACATTTTATATTTTTCACCCGTTGAAGAAATCATATTTGATTCATTTAATTTACGCAAATATATATCTATATTCTCTCGCAACTCCCTATTCAAAAAATTATATATATTTGACCAAATATCATCATTTGGAATCAATAAATCTTGTGTATTTTTTATTGATTTATTTGTTCCACCACCAGTCGTTCCTTCATACTTATTTTTTATATCTGATTCATACAATATCATTATTTCTTCACATACTTCTTTTGACAAAGAATATTCATTTAGATATATATATTTTTCCATTTAAAATCTTTTTGTAACCTTTGATTATATATTTTAATATTGAGTCTCTATTATATATTTTAATTATATAATATATAATGCCATTTTATTATCAACCTGGAGGAAGTGGTACAAAACATAATCTAAGAAATACTGCTGGATATATGAATCATTACAATTGGAATGGAGGTACCATGGAAGGAAATAATTTAGATAGACATCAAAATTACTTCAGAGGACAACCATTTAAAATGTGGGGCTGGGGAAACAATTATCTTAATCTTAGTAATAGTAATCTCGACCGACCTTTGGGAACGACTAAATACAAAATTAATGGAACTGATGTAGGAAATAGTTTGTCAGGAAGATTGATCATTTTTCACCCAAATAGAGACCACAATACTATTACACATAATTGGACTGGACCTGGCTGGAATGTATCCAGATACAATTATTATACTGATAATCATATGACTTTTGGAAATGCTAGAACCGTAAATATTAATATTGGAAACCAATGGAATCGTGCAGCATTTATCACTCAGGGTGGTGGAGGAGGAGGTGCTCATTCAAATACTTATAATGGAAACGGTAATGCAGGAGCAGGTGGAGGTGGAGGAGGGACATCAGCTACTGGAGTGCAAGCTATTAATTCTTTTGGGGGTCGTAATTTTAACCTTCACGCCGGAGCTGGAGGAAGAGGAGGTGAACATCATAAATACGTTCAAGATGTTGCAAGGGACTGGCCTTCACAAGCTGGCGGACATTCATCTATGTGGTGTGGAAATCACTACATACAGGGTAATGGAGGATCAGGAAAAGATGGATGGCATTGGACTCACCAAAATGGTGTTTCTGGAGGTAATGGTCAAGGCAACGCTGTTTGGGGGGGAAATCATCATGGTGAAAGTTCGGAAGCAGGTCAAGGTGGAGCTCAAAGAAGTGGAAGAGGAGGTTATGCCGGTACACATTATGTGAAAAATAATGGTCATTGGGCATCACAAATGACTAATAGGATGAATCATAATCCAGGATGGAGTACTAATAATAATCAGCCAGGAGCAGGAGCTGGAGGAAATT